ATCTCCGGAAATAGACGAGAAGTACCATATAGACTTATGTGACTGGGCGGCAAAGTTGGCTTTTTCCAAACCTGACTCAGACACTCTAAACCTTATTCTTGCAAAACAGTACGAAGATAGTTTTACAGCAAAATTCGGACCACTTCCCGATGCGTATTCTGATCGCATGAGAAAAACATTACCCATGATGGGCAGAATGAGACCTCGGGAATTTGGTGAAAGTTAACATAACTTTAGCACCCTCATAAGGAGGATTTGATATGGCGATAAAAGCAGTTAAGAAATTACAGGAAGATTTGGCCTCGGGCGTTCAGGCGGTAGTAGCCGACAGCGCCCCCTATGCCACTTCAGCGGGATATGCTGGCACGGCTTACAAAGCGACCACGGCATCCCAGGCATCCTATGCTTCTTCGGCTGGCGGTGGCACGGGTGGTACAGCAGGTGTCAGTCTTTAAAAGTAAAATATTTAATTAAATAGGGGAGGCCGTAAATTCCCCTCCCCTATTTATAAACATTTCCAGATATTTTCCTCTGTCTATCTGGATACAAAGAAGGTGAGCGACACCTAAACAACGCAGGAGGACATCATGGCTAAGATAACAACATGGCCGGTATTCAACAGCAAAAGTCTTTCAGCCGGAGATTCCGGAACATCAGGTGTTATAGACTTAAGGCATATGGCCAACGCAGGTTTTTTTTCCTTGTCTGTAAATGTTAATATTGGCACCTCGGGAACCTGTGGCACAACAGTATTTACTTATTCTGGATGTTCAACTGAAACCGGAATATATCGGACTCCCTCGGCGGCGGTGGCAATTGGTACTTGCGGGACAAATAGCACCAGAAACATTATTTCCTTTTATCCTGAGTTGATGCCATTTATGAAAATAATTGCTTCGCAGACGGGCAGTGGCACATCTGGCTTTAATAGTAAAATAGATGCGGAATTAATTATTCAATAAAGAGGGTTGAGATGCCAGATTACAAACTTGGATGGGATGAGCAAAGGCGAGGTTCTGTTCCCGGGATGAGAATGGGGTGGGATAAATCAAGACAGAATATTTATCTGGCGCCAATATTATATGAAGGCACAATCACCGGATTGAGAATAGGTGCGGCAGATGGCGGAGACGGTTCTGTATTTAAGGCACTAGTTGATAACCTACCCACTGCTGTTACTGATTTAGTCGCGGCTAATCCCGGAAATTTAGAAATCTACATCTACGATTCAGCTAACCGATTTATCAAAGGCGTGCTGAAAGCGGCGGGAACGAGTGAGACGGTAGCGACTACTGGTGGACCGCTTAATGATGGAAACCTTATAACAGATGGTACGTTTGACGGAGCTGGGTGGACAGCGCAGTCTGGATGGGCGGTAGAGAGTGGAGTGGCTACTGGGACAACCACAACAAATTCCATTTACCGCAGTACCGTTCCCACGGCTGGTGGTTTGTATAAATCGACATGGGATTTAGTATCCCGTACCGGAGGAGCTGCCGCATCCAGAGTTTTTGCAATTAATGGGACTGCGCAATCAGTCCCCGGCACGTATTCCTATTATCGCACGTATCCTACAGCTGGCAATGCTAATTCGGGAATTAGCGGAATAGATGTATTTTCTGGAACAGTTGATAATTTATTACTGAAGCAAGTCCTTACCCCCAGTTCTTCCGGCGCAACCATAGTCACAGCCAAGGGCGGGACGACGTACAACTTCAGCTATAAGAATACAAGTTTTACTTACAATGCGGCAAGTTACTATGTCATCATAAGGGCGATTCGATGAAAACTATAATCATCGTACTCACTATCTTAATACTATCTTTTAATGCTTTTGCCGATGAATGGCATAGTGAACAGGCACTGCATTTCGGCGGAGAGTTCGCAATTACGGCCTGTACCTATAAGATTTTAACAAGTGGATTCCATGTTGCAAAATGGAAGGCTATTGTCGCTTCAAGCGTGTTAGCCTTTTCAGTCGGTCTTGGCAAAGAGGTTTTTGACATGAGAAACGGTGGAGAGTTCGGCACAAAAGATATGTTGGTAAACAGTGCAGGGATTTTATCAGGAATAGGATTTGTTTACTTTATTGAGTTTTGAGGAGAATTATCATATGGCATATAAACGTTTATCTCTTACGAGAGGTAATTCTCACACTTACGGAATAACATTTAAAAATTCTTCAGGCGTACCTTATAATATCAAGAACTGGGTGGTCAAGTTTACCCTTAAGACCAATTACGACCTTCCTGATTCCGAAGCGTCATTACAAAAAATAGTCACTACTTTTACCGATACAACCGGAGGGACTTCCGGTAGCGCACAGATCTCTCTTGTCCCGTCAGATATATCTACCCTTGATATTGGTGTTTATGATTTTGATGTTGCCGTAACGACCGCAACCGCCAATGAATTCATTACGATTTTAAAGGGCAAGTTTGATCTTGAATATGGAGTGACTAAAATTCCTGGAACTGCGGGGACTGCATAGTATGGCCGATACGGATATTACAGCAACAATAAGTAACGCAACGGATATCGTTGTTACTTTTGGCGATACCGGACTTGCAGGATCTTCGGGATCTTCTGGTTCTTCCGGAGTTGGTGGTGGTGGGACGGGTGGGAGTGGGACCTCTGGAACGAGTGGATTGTCTGGAAGCTCTGGTACATCTGGAACTTCAGGAACCTCACCACTTTCCCTTGGAACAAATGGAACTTTCAATTCTTTAAAAATTACAGGAGATCAAACATCTGGAACAGTGGGGGGTTGTTGTGAATATTTACTGGGGAACGGCAGCAACAATAGGGACAAGTGGAGTACCTCTTGGTTCTCTGTATCTACAAATATAAAGAAAGGATAAATCATGGGAACTTTAAAAAGCGTCGAAAGAGTAAGTATGGCGCCGGAAAGCGTAGCGGAATCTACAATCACACAAACGGTTTTATCTGTCACATTAAAGATAGAAACGGAATCATCTTGGCTCGGCAAAAGCGGAGCAGGTAAAGTTATCGCGCCGAAGGAAATTATTTTGAGCCTGAATGATTTTTCGAAGGAAGCACAGGAAGAAATTAAAGGGAAGTTATAATGCTCAATCTCGATTTATTTGAATACGAAACTGATATAGCGGCGCAAGCGGCGTGGATAGCTGGATTTGTATCGGTTGCGGCATATGCCCTTAATACATCATTCGCCGGAACAACTACGACAAACCAAAGAATGGTGGTTAAAGGGGACACAATAAGTGCCTCTGGATCTGCTATTAAAATAAGACTAAAAGGTCATCCAAATTATAATAACACAATCACTAGTGCTTATATTGGGGAAAGAAGCGGAGCGACAGGAAACTATGCTGCCGCGCCGACACGGATAACGTTCGACGGTGGAAATAATTCAGGCACTATACCAGCAGGTGGGCACATTACAAGTGATGGAATTGTTTTCGCCCTAGATGAAACAAAAGATTATCTTGTGCATTTATACATGACTACTAATAGTAGTGGTGGTGGCGTATACGGTTCCGGTGATGGCCGGTATTTTAAGGACAACAATGCAACTGACCAATCAGATATAGTTGATATATCGGCGTTATCATATAGTAGCGACTCCTACAGCGTGGGACTTGCTAACCTATATATTGATTCGGGCATAGAGGTAACCTCAAACACTATTGGGGTTGAAAACGGCACATATAATATGAAGGTAGTTGCCGCTGAGACAACCTCACTCAATAAAACTATAACTCTGACCCTCAATCCTACGTTTAATCTGTCAGGGCAGACGGAATTTAAGCTTAGATTTAAATCGTCACGCACCGGAAGCAATATTAAATTAGGTATGCACGATTCAGGCGGGACGACAACGGAACTCACGCCGGATGTAACGGGCAATGATTTTGAAACCTATACTCTGGATATTTCTGGCGTAACAGACGCAAACAAAGACGCTATCGATAGCCTTATCGTCACAGTTTTAAACGCCGACGCAGAAAATGAAATGTATTTTGAGTTTATACAGGCGGATGATGGGTCAGGCGAGGCTGGTAGTGGTAACATTCAAATATTAACAAGTGCAGGATGGGAAACAGTTACGGCTATAACAATAAATTGAAAGGAAATACTTAAAATGCCAGCAACCCAAACAGCAGAATTTAGCATTCTACAGACTATTATAAACAGCGGAGTGACAATCGGGGCAGTTGGTGTAGCTATTTATCTTATTAAAAAATGGATGAATGCGAGAGAATCAACAGAGGAGGCTATTAAGGCAGATGCTAAACAAACAGCCAAAGACTTAGCCGAAAGACATGACAAGGCTTGTAACGAAATAAAGGAACACATAAGAGACAATAGAAATTTTTATGAACGGACATATAACGATTTAAAGAAAGACATATCAGAAGTATTTCAATTGCAACGAATAGCAAACGGTAGGGTTGGTAAGGTTGAAAAGGGGTTGGCGCTTCTTAAGCAGTCCCATGAAGACCGAACCGGAAAGATGGAACGTGTAACCGATCAAGCTTAGGAGTCTTTATGTTTACAGTATTGTTTGGTGTAATATGTTTTTTATCAGGGCCAATAATTCTTTATTGCGCGGCCAAAAAATCAGTTTTAGTCAAGGCGAAACTTTTTAAGATGTTGGAAAAGATAGAGGAAGAACAAAACAAAAATCTTTAAAGAGGGAGGGTGAGGGTATGGCAGATCGTGATCCGAAACATTTATCAGAGAAGATGTATCCCAGGTTCGTTGAATGGGACAGGCAAATGAAGGAAGAAGATATCGATTATATTCTTACGTGTACCAAACGTACTCAGGCCGAACAAAACGCATTGTGGCTTCAAGGTCGAGGGAATCCCGGTCCCAAGGTGACATGGACATTAAATTCCAGACACCTTGCCGGAGATGCTTTTGATTTCTGTATAATCCTAAACGGTAAGTGCGATTGGGCAATGAATTGTAAAGACCATTGGAATAGAGCCGTTGAGATAGGCAAGAGCCTTGGAATGTCTCAAGTGATCGGCAAGGATGGTAAAGTAAAAGAATTTGCACATCTACAGGTATAAAATGAGGGGGAGTTTATGTGGTGGTCAAAATGGAAGATACCGATAATTTCCGTCGTGGTCATAGTGGTTCTGGTTATAGTGTGGAAGTTGTTCGGCCAGAACTATGCAACCGGAATAGTAGGCGATATGGTCAAAAAGCAACAGACCCAAACCTTGTCCGATTACAAAGATCGCCTGGAAAAGTCAGAGATCCGCATCGCCGCGGCGGAAGGAAAGATAAAAAACTATGATAAAAAGATTTCAACACTTAAAAATAAAATAGGAGGATTGGAAAATGATATTGCGAACAATAAAAAACCAGAAGATCCCACTGAGCTTCGTGATCGTTTTTGCAAGTATGGTATTGTTCCTGTTGGTTACGAATGCCCACGCTGAAATAAAAACCATTACCTTCTATGAGACCGATGCCGCGGATATGATTGTTCAGTTGGAAGATGGAGATAAAAAAGATGAAATAATTAAGGCAACGAAAGAAGAAGTTGATATTTGTGTTTCTCGTAACTTCGAAATGCAAACCATCGTTGATGAAAAGGGTTCTCAATTAGACGCCTGTGACACAGCATTAAAAAATCTTAAGGAACTCAATGCCACACAGAAAAAGTCCTACGAGAAAATCATTGACGAAACCAAAACCAGCATCTTTGAAAAAATAGGAATTGCCGGTGGCGGTATGGGCGTTGGTCTGCTAATTGGAGTAATCATAGCGGTGATGATATGAAAAAATGGATAAAGGGAATACATAAATACCTTCAGGACTTGGTGGACAGAAATAATTGTACTTCCATGTCGCGGTTTCTCTCTCTGAATGTAGTCATGTCCGTTTTGATTGCGTGGTCTTTCAATAGTATCTGGATGGGATACATGGTCAATATTCCGGAATCGGTATTGACTTTTGTCGGAATCGTTATCGGGGGGCGTACGGTGCAGGGAGTGGCTGATGCGCTCGGTATTTTCAGAAATAAAGATGGAAATTGTTCTGAATAAATGATATCCTGGTGTCAGGAGGGCGGGATTCCATGGCCTGCAAGAAAACCAACCCTCAGTTTTCGCCTCCTGACACTTCCAAAGCAACCGAGGGAAAATAAAAATACCTTGAGGGAGGTAAGGAAAGTATGTTTAAAGAAATCAAAGTACACGCAACTTTTAATGAACGGACTGGATACGGAATCCACGGATCGCGCTTCTTTAGTGCTTTAATTAAACTACATGAAGAAAAAAAGAATGGTTCTGAGTCAGGGGAAGTTCATATATCTTTACTTGATACAGTTACCGCTTCTCAAATAAACGAATTTCCACCTCAGCCATCAATCCTCTATAACGTGTGGGAAAGTTCTCTTCAGCCGGATGAGTTTATTTATAAGCTTAAAAACTATTCTCAATTATGGGTGGCCAGTGAAGCACAGAAAGCGTGGAGCGTGGCTCAAGGTGTGCCCGAAGAATTTATACGGGTAGTGCCTGAGGGTGTTGATCCAGATGTTTATTATCCTATTGAATGGACAAAAGAACCAGAGACATTTAATTTTATTCATGTAGGTCAGTTTCAGTATCGTAAATCCACAAAAGAAATTTGTGAATGTTTCTTAAAAGCATTCCCCATTAAAGAATATCCAAATGTAAGCCTTTATCTTTCTGTTGATACTCTTTTCCCATCTGACCCATATAAGTCAACTGAAGAAAGGATGGAAGCCTATGGCTTTACCGACCCGAGATTTATTATCGTTCATTTCGAAGAAAGACCTGATTACATCAAACGATTGCAAACCTCCCATGTATTTGTCAGTTGCTCGCGGTCAGAAGGATTTTACCTCCCAGGAATTGAAGCAATGGCCTGTGGAATTCCAACGATTCTTGCTGATTATGGTGGTTCGACGGAATATGGAGAAGATGCGTTATTGGTCAGAGTTCCTCAATTAAAGAAACCGCAAGAGATATATGGCAATTGGAATGTTCCGGGAGAATGGGGAGAGCCGGATTATAATCATTTGGTTGAAGTAATGAAAGATGCTTATGATAATTATGAGGTGCATAAAGTTAAAGCACTCAAAACATCCGACAAAATTCGGGACAAATTCTCGTGGACAAAAGCCGCTGAAAAGGCAATAGGTCATTTAGAACAGTTACATAAAGAAGTCGGAATGGCAACAAATGTCTCAACAAATACTCAGACAAATACTGCCACTATTTGTAATCCCGAATCCGATATCCGTGCCTACGCTCTCAAACATGGGTTCCGGATAACCTCCATGGAGAAGGAATCGTCCTGCTTCGTCATCGGATGTTGGCCAAGTTCCCAGGAAAAGATGGATACTCTCATAGAGACCATTGCCCAAATTAAACCTTTCGGGTGTCCGATAATAATCTCTACTCATTATGCTCTTCCGGCGCCCATCATGGAATTGGTTGATTATGTTATCTATGAGAAAAAGAATATACTCTCTGATGACTGGCGTGCTACATACGTCCGTACCAATCAAAGTGGCCAGATGGAATCCAAACCATCAACCATTCCTTATCACGGAGTAGCCTGTCTTAATGCCATCCGGAATGCGGTTGATTTTTGCCATGGCAAATTCGACCGGATAAACTATCTCGAGTTTGACTGTGAAGCCGATTTGGATAAATTTATTCCGATAGCTGTGGAGTCCGATAGTCCCTTCACTGGGATAAATTATGAAGGCAAAGGTCTCCGCACCGATATTTGGAGTGCTAAAGTAGACTTCTTGTTCGCCGCTGTTCCCAAAATATCCTCATGGGCTGAGTACATTGCCGGCATGGACAATATTAACACCGAGTACCCGTTGGAATTCTGGCTTTACAAAAAGTTCCTTGAGGCTTTCGAATTATTTTCCCTCAACCTTATTGATTTTGAAGTAACCAATCGTTTTGACCAGGTTGATCGTAATCTCTGGCCGGATGATGTATTCCAATTATCATTCTTTGATGGTGCCACTCTGAACATTTCCGGGATATCCAACCGTGAGTACAATGTCAATTATCGCGCTCTGGATAGAAACATATTTGATGTCCGACAGAAAGTAGGCATGTGGAGCAAACCGGAACCAAAGTTTTACCTCCCTTGGGTAATTACTGCTTCGTTAAATGGTGAAGAAAAATACCGCCATGAAATGAACCTTGAAGGTAAAAATATTCTTATCCAAATGGGATCAAAAGCCTTGGGCGATACAATTGCATGGATGCCTTATGTGGATGAATTCCGAAAAAAACACAACTGCCATGTAATTTGTTCTGGCTGGTGGCAGGAAATATTCGACTATCCGGAAATACAATTTATTAAACCGGGCGCTGAAGTAAGAGATATTTATTCGGCATATGTGGTTGGGTGTTTTGATAATCAGTTGGATAAGAATCCTATTAACTGGAGAGATGTTCCGTTACAGAAGGTGGCCGCGGATATACTGGGATTGGAGTATAAACCGATAAGGGCAAGGTTAAAGAATATTCAGAACACAAGTACCAAGAGAAATTTAGTTTGTTTCTCTGAATACTCCACCATGCAGAATAAACTTTGGAATCGTCCTGGCGCATGGCAGAAGGTTGTTGATTACTTAGTGTCCATTGGTTACGAATGTGTGTCCATATCAGCAGAACCGTCCCAACTCAATAACGTAACCAAGCATAATGGTCAGTCAATCCAAGCCACAATAGCAGATATCCGAACCTGTGATTTTTACATCGGCCTCAATCACGGACCTGTCTGGATTGCCCATGCCCTTGGTATTCCGGCAATAATGATAACGGGAGTATCCGAAGAATGGAATGATTTTCCCAACCCTTACCGTATCGCCATAAACAATGAAGTCTGCGGCAAGGGATGTTTTAATGATAAAGATTTGCCAATTGATCGGGGTTGGTCGTGGTGTCCAAGAAATAAAGAATACGCTTGTACCAAAGAGATAACCGAAGCTATGGTAATTTCCATGATAGATAAACTCCGAGGTGATAAAAATGTCCCCGTTAAAAAAAGGAAAAAGTCAGTCGGCAATAAGTCAAAACATTCGGGTGGAAATGGATCACGGAAAATCTCAAAGGCAGGCCGTGGCAATAGCGCTATCAACAGTGCGCAAGTCCAATAAAGGATTTGGGCTAGGAGCAAAGAAATGAGTAGTGGATTAAAGAAAATATCAACTCCAGTTGACCCTCGGACGCCAGGCTCCAACTATCTTCCCTTTGACGTTAAGATTGGTCCGGCAAAGGATTATCCCGATACCAAAGTAGGAAGAAGTAAAATGTTTGAAAAATTAAAAGAAATCAGGAAAACTTATAACCCCAACAAAGGCTACGGTTTGGGTAAGGAAGTATAGAGATGGCAAGCAAAATATACTCAAAATTGTTTTCATTCAGTCGATTTGCCGGTATGAATAAAGTTGAGAAAGACTTTAGGGTTCCAGCAACCAGAGATAGAAACTATAATGTTGTTTCTGATATGGAAACAATAGAGAACTTGGATATTGATAATTCTATGGTGCTGTCAACTCGACCGGGGGCTGATTTAAAACTATCAGGTTCTAATATCCATAGCCTTTGGTCAGATGAATATTTTAACTGTTTGTTCGTAGATGGGAATATCCTGTGTCGTCTAAAAATTGATTACACGTCAACTTCTTTAGCCAGTGTTGGTTCCGGGAAAATGTCATATGCTAAATGGAATGATAAAATTTACATGACGAATGGGGTAACTATCGGGTATCTAAAGAATGATATTTTCTCTGAGTTAACCGATCCAACTATGACCTATAAAAAAGTTCTTCCTGCCGGAAAATTTATCGCTTATTACCGCGGCAGGCTATATGTAGCCAAGGGGAAAGTCCTCTATGTCTCTGATGCTCTCTGCGACCATTATGACATTCGTACAGGATTTAAGGTGTTCTCAAATAACATTACTATGCTGGCCGCGGTCGATAAGGGGCTATACATATCAGATGGGAACGCATGGTTTTTAGGAGGAACATCTCCGGAAGAATTCACAAAAATAAAAGTTCTTGATTATGATACCGTTCCTTACGCCTTTTGTATTGTCAATGGAAGCATAATCGGAGAAGAAGGAATGCAGGGACAGTGCCTTCTGTGGACATCACTTGATGGTATATGTCTGGGAAATAGTGATGGGGCAGTCAAGAACCTTACACGAGAACGATATCCTTTATCCACTTATGGAATTGGTTGTTCTTCGGTAAGAAAAATTAATGACACTGTTCATTATATTACAGTTTTAGAATAAGGAGGTTGTTATGGCTTTACGATTAAGTACAGGAGTGCGGACAGGATTGGCAAGCACACAGGGGTTAAAAGAAATTCTTGATGGTGGCATTTTGGAAATATATACCGGTGGACAGCCGACCAGTGCTGATTATGCGGAAACAGGAACCAAACTTGTCAGGATAACGGTTGGTTCGGGAGACGTAACAACGGCCGGATTAACCTTTGGAACAGCCGCTGCCGGTGTTCTTCCAAAGAGTGCCGATGTCTGGTCGGGCCTTATCCTTGCTGCTGGTGTCGGTGGTTGGTTCAGACTTTATGGAACGGCTGGGACAACTGGGTCAAGTGCTTCAGAAAAAAGAATTGATGGAAACGTTGGTGTGTCCGGAAGCGATCTTGTTCTTTCCAACAGTTCATTGACTAAAGACGCAACAGTTACCATTGATTCATTTAGCTTAACCGTTCCAGCGGCGTAAATGAGGTTGCTTAATGGCTATTAAATTAAACGACTATATTGCCTCCCCTATCGTTGAAGGAATTTCGATTGTGTTAAGTGGGACAGGCGGGGCAAGACTCAACGTTTATGACGGGGTCCAGCCAAGCACCGCTGGAGGAACCAGTGGTGCAAGTAATTTATTGGTCCAATTTTCCGGATTAACATGGGTAGCAACCAGTTATGGAAGTTGTGCCTTGACAAATTCAATAACTGGGACTGCGGGGACCGGCGGGACTGTTTCTTGGGCGAGACTGTCGGACGTAGGCGAAACATATATTTTCGATGGGAACTGCGGCACAGCCGCCACCTGTGATTTTATAATCAACGTCGGTAATCTTGGTAAAAACCAAAGAGTTGTTTTGTATTCAGCCAGTATAGTATTACCTCTTGGCTGGAATGGGGCAGGATAAAATGGCTATTAAGCAGAGCAGTAATATTTCAGACGGAGTAATAAACTACGCTATTTACGAGTTAATGTTGTACGGGGGGTCTTTGCTTGGTGTATACGATGGAGTACAACCAGCATATCCAGGATCGGGAGATGTTGTCGGGAATAATCTGCTTGTTCAATTTTCTGGAATATCTTGGGTAGATGGAACTTCAGGGACCTCGGCTAGCAGAGCCTTGTCTACTAGAATTTTGGGAACAGCGGCAACAACTGGTACTGCAACATGGGCACGATTGTCGGATGGCAATAAGATATTTTGCATTGATGGTGTTTGTGGAACAGCAGGCACTTGTGATTTTATAATTAATACTACTCAAATTGTTAAAGGGCAGACTATTGTTCTCCGAGCAGCAACCTTAGTCAAAGCAACTTAAAGGAGGCTTAAATGGCAATTCGACTAAATACCAACACCACCACATATATGGCAAATATATTTGGCAATTTATTTTCTGGTACGGGAGGAACAGCTGGCACTGCTGGAATTCTTAAGGTCTATGATGGAACTCAGCCCGGAACAGGAGGCTCAACTTCTGGCGCCAGCAATATGATTATCCAGTTCAGTTCTTTATCATGGGCGGTAGGAACAAACGGAAGTTGTCTTTTATCCAGCGCTGTCTTGGGAACGGCCGGTATGGATGGTACTGCAACATGGGCACGATTGTCTAATGCTGATGGTTCAACTTATATTATTGACGGAAATTGTGGCACGGCCTCTACTTGTGAATTCGTAATAGATGCTGCTGAAATTGTTCAAGATCAAGTTATTACATTATCGGCAGCTACTTTTATTCAACCGGCTTCATAAAGGAAAAATAAATGGCTGATTTTGGAATTAATATTCCCTTGACCGATATTGATGGTCGCTTATCTGATGTGGAAATATTGGGTTCAGCTTCCTTTCCATCAATTACAATATATAGCGACATAAAAACCGCAGTTATCAGTGGGCGTATGACTATGCCACTGGTTTCATTGACAGGTAGAATTCCTTCTGGATGGGAACACCTGACTTTATCAGAATCAATCCCTGCCTTCACATGCTCTGGTTATTCCGGCGCAAATGCGGACAACGAAATACCGTCATTGACAATTTACTCTATAGGTCTTTCGGGGATAGTTGGCCACGCAGAACTAACTCTTTATCTTCCAACTTTATCAACTACAGCGTCAAGTCAATTTCAGGGGAATTTTGATGTTGGAATTCCTTCCATTACAATAACAGCAACCGGATATCTTGGTGTACTTGGATCGTTGGACAAGCCTATTCCGGCATTACAAATAGAGGCCAATTCTTTTGTTAATTGTTTGGCAAACTTATCCCGAAGTATTCCGGCCGTTACTCTTTCCGCGACTTCTAATTGGATGGGAACAAATTATGCCACGCTTACCTTACCGTCAATAACCATCGATGCGAGGACAAGCGGTCTTATTGCAGAAATAATTACACTGGCTATGAATACCAAAAATTTTGGCCTTTCTCAATATTCCAGTTATAATTATAATTCTCTTTGTATGTTTAATGGCCACTTCATTGGAGCGAAATCTTCAGGTGTTTATGAGTTAGAAGGAAGCAATGACGCTGGCAATGCTATTTTATGGAAACTGCGCTTGCCAAAATTAAACCTTGAAGACAGCAAGCTTCGTGAAATATATATATACGGTACGCTCAATGGTGACACTAAAGCAGTTGTTGAAACTCCAGAAGGAGAACGATACGAATACGATGCCGAGCCGGTTTCTGAAAATGATGACAGGATAAGGATAAAGGTTGGTAAAGGAATTAGGTCAAAATATCTTGTTTTGGAATTGTTTAACGAAGATAATTTTTCCATTACCATTGATAAGATTCAAGGTGAAGGAATGAAGCTATGACAAACTTCTTTGACAAAAAACGTGGATTTGGCGGAGGGGTTTCACCCGAGTCTAACCGTGTATCGAATATAGCCAGAAGATTGCAGGATCTGGGCTATAGAGGGTTGGAGAAATTTGTCAGTAAGGATGATAAGGGAACAACGATAAGTAAAAGTTTCGGGATGTATGAACGTCAACAGTATTTTCCTGTCGAAGAAAAAGTAAAGGATGATAAAAAACGCATAAATGCGATTGAGATAAATTTTGGAAATGCTGTTTTTAAACCGGAGTTGATTGCTGCATTGGATGGAGTTTTAGACATTCTTTTAACAATGATAGAACATGCTGATTATATGAGAGAAACGTTTTGTCCAGCAATGATCGCCTATTACAATAATTATATTGGAAAGTTTAAACTTGGAGCAGGGATGTACGTCGAGTTGTGGCGGGAAGAAGATATCGCTCCGGCAAGAGATTGGTGGGCGAATTGGGCTAATTCCGGTGGCGAAGATGGGGGGTATAATGCTTATGTGTCTAAGGTGTTGGGAACTTATAATTTAGTTAACACTTTACGTTCGTATATCGTAATGTATTATTATTATCACTGGGAAGATGTTATAAGAATAATAGTTGTAAATACACAACATTTTTTACCAGAGCATGATGTTACCGAGGAAAGTCTCACTGCTCTGAATGGATCAACTATCTGGTTTGATTCCGCTAGAATTCCTGCCGTATCTGAGTTAAAATATCCTAGCGGATCGACAGAGTACTTAAAGAATTCATTAAAAGAGAGTGCTGTTCATATACTTTATGATAAAATAAACGATGGGAAAACAGGAAGTACGTATGCGGGATCTCCAGAACAAACCTTGTCTGTAAATTGGAACT